TCGTTAAGGAAATCAATATCGTATACCTTGTTGAAACCGCGACGTGCCTCTGCGACTGCCTTATCGCCACGCTTAGCAGCAGCCTTAGCAAAAACGGTTTCAAATTTTACGACCTCTTTGTAGCGAAACTCCGCAGCGGTTTTGGTTTTGGGGGAAAACCGTTTTTTGTCGTAGGTAAACCTTTCCGCCAACAATTTCCAAACAGGGTGGTCTGTTCCTAGTCTTTGCGATTCTGGCGTTGCTGTTCGAGGCGTCAGGCTACCTTCCCGACGTTCGCCCTTTTTGTATTCGGCCCCTACAGCTGTTGCAAAGCTTTCGTAAAACTCAGGCTTACTTTCAAACAGCTGCAAAATGGCATCTACATTGGGCGGTCGTAGTTTTTTTCTTTTTGCAGTTTCTGCCTTAGCTTTCTTAGTAAGCTGGCCTTTGCGTCGGCCGCGCAATTTTGCCATTTCGCCGCTGTTAAAAAACCGCTCGATTGCTTCAGCCATAAAAGATTCGTCAGTCTTTTGCCCTGGCTGAAGATCGGTTCCCCCACTGTGAACAATCTTTCTGTAATTTTGCTGGTTTGTGGCTCGTATGGAAAGCAACTGGTCAATTTTTTGTACAGCAACAACCATTGCCTGTTCGGCTTCTTTGCTTGCCAATCCTTCCAGTTGAAAAATGCGTTTTCTGCCTTGCCAGACTTGACGATCTTTTATCCGGTCAACTTCGCCAAGGGGAACATCTTCCATCAAAGCCTTGACAAGCCTGGGCGAAGCGTACTTTGGCTTGGCTTGCTCGAAGACACTTTGCATAAGCCGGTTGATGCCCGGTTTTCTTTTGCTCCCAAACAAAGACTTGAAGTATTGCTTTGGGTTTTCGCCTAGATCCGAAAAAACAGCATCAGCAACGTCTTGTTCGGTGTATTCCCCACCCTTTTGCTCAGGGACATCCAGCACAAAGTAAAGCTCTTCGGCAGGGGCTGCGGGTTCAACTTCGGGCTCAGCAACAGGCTCAGCAACAGGCTCAGCTTCGGGCTCAGCTTCGGGCTCAGCAACAGGCTCAGCTACGGGCTCAGCTATGGGTTCGACTACTGGCTCGACTACTGGCTCGACTACTGGCTCCTCAGTTATCGGAGCATCAGCTGCTTCCTCAAACGGCAGAGCCTCAGGATCTGGGAACAAGCCTTCACCAGGCGGAGGATCGCCCGTGACGGGCGCTGGCTCAGCTGGGGCCGCAGGGCCTTCTTCCAGCGTCGGGGCCTGAGAGGGCTCCTGAGGCTCTCCTGTGTCAAACAGCTGCCCTTGGTCTGGCTCAGGGGCCGCTTCTGGCTCAATAAACGTGGTTTGGCCAGATGGGTCCTCAAATATCTCCTGAACCGGCTTGATGCCAGCCTTCGATTGGACGTATTCCCTGATCTTGTTTTGAGCAGTCTCAAATTCTGCTACTGCGCCCGTTGCGGCGGCCAAGCTGCCACCGACGCCAATTCCGCCGACAGCAGAAAGCGCAACCTCACCCTGCGTAAAGCTTTGCTTGTCAAGGAACGCAAGGAAAGCGTCCAGACGCTCGCCTTCGGGAATTGAGGGGTCGCTGGCAATACTAATTGCGTTCTCGGCCAAAGCCTGGGTGGCTTCCGTGCCGCCCTCTGCGACAGCGGCCTGAATGACACCTGCAACATATCGCTTGAGAGCCTTGTCTCCACCGGCCTTGTCGAACAGCTTGCGGCCCACAGACGCGATCTGCTTCGCACCAAAGTATTCCAAGAGACCAGATGACGCGCCGTAGTACAGCCCGACATTAAAGGCACTGGATTTGGCAAGCTCGTGCGCCTCTTCTTCAGAAACGCCTTGATCGACCAGGCTGTTGTATGTTTCGTTGTAATGAGCAGATGAAGCCGCCCCCGCCTCCAAAGACGTGGCCGCACCAATGGCACCTACCGGTCCCAAGAACAGATTGGACAGCAGCACAGTGACTACAGACGAAGCGCCTTGCCCAAACACTCGCGCAAATGTTTGCGGGGTAAGGTCTTCGCGCGAAAGCGAACGCAAAGTAGTCAGTGCAGGCCGAAACTCCGGGACGTTTTGAAGTTCCTGTGCAGCCTGCCCAATAGCAATCAAAAGATCGCCTTCAACCCTAGCGTCACGTTTGCCCTCAACCGGCAAAGCGGCAATGTCAAAGAATCGACCAATGTCTTCATTGCTTTGCAGCAGCCCAGCATCCTTAAGGGCGCTGTATTGCATAGCAACTGTCAGAGGGTCAAGTTGCCCGCCAGCTTGAAAAGTCAGCTTAGCGGTCTCAAAAATGTCACTTGCGGTCTGGGCAACAGGCTCAAGAAAACGCAGCGATTTGATGCTGCGCAAAGCAGAAAACAGCCCAGTTGTCACTTGGAACGGCGCAGCAGTGACGCCTGCGCCAAATCCACGGCCACTTTCAAAATTGTCTTCTTTAAGCGCGGCTTGCATCTTGACCCGAACCGCAGCTGCAATTTCTGGAGCGACCTGGATCTCTCCCGCTTGAATTGCGCTGTGCAGCCCATCAAGAGATCCAAGCTCCTCTCCACTAAAATCTGCCAGATTTTTGGTCAGGAATGCAAACTCATCAGGTAGCGGAACCTGCTGGATGTTTTGCGCTACGTTTTCAACTGCAAGGGCACTGGTGTCGCCTGCAAGCGGCGGGGCCAAATCCCCGTACCCTTGCGTGTAATCCGGCATTGGCGCTTGAGGCTCAGGCTCAGGCTCAATGCCAAAAAGCTTGTCAATGTCGCGCAAGGAAACGACGCCAGCAACCTGCTCAGGAGTTTGCGTTGTAGTTGTTGGGGTAGGAGCAGGCTGCGAAAGGCCAAAAAGCTCCTCAAACTTTTCAACGTCAAAAATGTCTGGGCGATCCTTGCTCTGCAAGGTGTTTGCGTCAAATCCTGGCTGATTAAAAGTAGTCATGTATTAGTTATCCGCTAATGCGAAGACTTTCAAGATCGCTTTGCATTTGCTGATTAGGGGCTGCGTTATTCTTTTTCAGCAGTTCTTCATACTCGTCAATGATTGCCGAGTACGGAATGTTTTCAGCAGTTGGGTTATCTGCTCGGTATTTGTTGATAATGCTTTGCACCAGTTTTTGGTGGAAAGCGTAATCGAGTTCTTCAGGAAGCTCATTTGCAGGCGCTGCTCGCCTAGCCTTCGTAGGTGATTCTTCGCCTTGAGTTGGCAGGCCACTAAATTCGCTAGCAACGCCTTCCATTGCTTCGGTTTGCGTACCAAAGATTCCTGTGCGCAATTCGGACAAGAGAGCATTAGTCGCTTGCTCGTTCTCTTCACCCCAAGAAAACTGCCGAAAAAGCCCACTTTGTTCCACAATTGTTCTTGGCGGGTTTTCTATGATGTCATAAGCAAGAGTCACATCAGCGTTAGTTGGTGTGATTGTTACTGTTTCATCATCATTGTTCTTGTAAGTTATTGGGCGCCCAAAGAAATTTTGTACTCGTGACCGCACCGCTGTATCAATTCGCAGTTGACGCGTGGCATCAGTGCCACGTGGGCGGGCTTGGGCTTCAGCCTGCTGTTCGGCAATGTTGCGCTGCGCCTGATGCATCATCATCTGGTATTCAATGCCAGGGACCTGCAAGGCGTATTGGGCATCTTCTGCTGCCACAATTGCTTGCGCAGCGGGGCTTTGGGCAATGGAAAACATGAGTTCGGCGTAAACGGACTCTGCGCCTTCGACGGCAAGCTTGTAATCTTTGGCATCAAGACTGACGCCAGAGCGGTCTGTAGACCTGCGCGCGTTTTCAATTTCCATTTCAGCATCGCGCGCTTCTGCAACCAGCGGGTGATTTGCAAGCAGAGGATTGCCCAAAATCATCCGCATTTTTGTTGCGTCAGCACTAGAAAGGCCAGAGTACCAATGGTCAGCCTGTTCCTGACGAGACATGCTCTTCAGAAGCGGGTGGGCATCGTACGCAGTTGCGCGCACAAGTGGTTCCTTGGACCTGTAGTTTGTTAGCGCTTCCTTGCGCTTGAGAGCTTCCTTGCGTTTTTCACGTGACTCTGTTTGCTTGACAGCGCGTTGGCGATCGCGCTCCGGGCGCCCTTGAATGTTTTTCCATTGGCGCTTTGCGCTTCTTTCGTTGCGATCAAGCCAATCTTGATACGGCAGGGTATCCAGTCCCATAGCGTCGTTTGCAAGCTTGTGCCCTTCGTAACGGCTGTACAAAAGGCGATCTGGCCCATTAAAACGCGCCCACAAACCAAAAGGCATACCGTCAGCTGGCTTGTCAGATTCGTACATGTAGCGCAATTCGCGCTTCAACCCAGAAGCCTCTTCGGGAGTAAAGCGCTCCCAAGCACTGACAGTAGCCGCTTCAGCCCCGGCGCCCCCATTGAAGCCAGAATTGACGTTTATCCTGGGCGGAATAAGCACGTTTCTGATTTCAGGGTCAGAAATTATTCGCGCAAGCTCACGCTTGACTGCCGGGCTGGTAGTAGGGCTGTTGTAAATGTCACTAAAACTGACGTTTCCAGTGGCAATCTCTTCTACCAGATTGCTCATGCCCTCACGGCCTTCACCTTCTCCATAAACAAGGTCAAGGGTTGTTTCTACCAAAGCCTCGCGGTCCCTTTGCTGCGCAACCTTGGCAGCGTCAACTGCGCGTTCCAGCTTTTGCTCAGGCGTAAGCTCTGGGTCTTGGTCAATTTCAGCCAAACGCAAAGCCACCTGCTCGCGCACGTGATCATCCATCTCTTTGCTAAGCCGACGCAATTCATTTTCCATGGCTTGCGTTTCGCGAACCATGTACGAGTCAGATGGGCCTGTGTAGTTGATCGCGTCGTAGCCATAAAACTCTGGTTGCGGCGCTTCGCCCCCAGGGTCAACGTCAAATTCAGGCCGTGGCTCCAAACGATTACGAAAACCAAACTCGTTTAGGGTCGGGTCGTTGACCAGATCTTGAAAATTGCCCCCATATTGCGCATCAGGTTCGTAGGGCTGCTGCGCTGTTTGCTGCGAAGGCGGTACAATCGTACCGCTCCCTGAAGGGGGTACTGGAGCGCCACCCATAAGCAAAGGGTTTTGTGCGGCCATGTTTGCAGCAGGGTTTCCTGGCATTCCGCCACCTGTGGAAATTTGCTGCTGATTGTTGCTGGCACTAGGCTGGCCTCCTCCTGCGGGAATTTGCTGCTGATTGTTGCTGGCACTAGGCTGAACGCCGCTTGTGCTTTGTGCCTGTTGAACGTCGCCAGGAACCGGCGCTGTTCCAGCCAGCATTGGAGCAGCTGCACGGGCAACACTGCCAGCTGGACCCATACCAACCGAGCCCATGCCTACACTGCTAGTGCCTAAAGAGCCCGCGTCGCCGCGAAGCTGATTTTCGAATTGCGTAGCTTGATTCGCAGCAACCAACGTCCCATCGTACCGCTGCCTCTTTTTTTGCTCGCGAATTTCGTAAGCATCACGCGGTTCTGGATCGTTGCGGCCATAAGGATTCTTGGGTTTATTTGTCTTTGCCATTGTTTTAGCCCCCGGAGCCGTGGCTCCCGCCCTCGCCGCCTGCCGAGCAGCCATGCGAGCATTACGACCAGCTACTCGTGCAGCTTGAAAGTCAGAACCTGCTCCAGCAAAAAACTCCAGGTTATCGCGTCCACGAGCGGCATCGGCCGCCCGCAGGATCAAATCTTGATAGAAATCTTCTAGTTCACGGGTTTTTTTTTCGTCCCTGTGAACGTCACCATATGCATCCGTTATATGGGCCAGATTGGCCTCATATGCTTTTTTCCCCCCCATTCGCATGATCGCTTCGTCTTTTAGTCTGTTGTAATAATCAACATGTGAACTTGGCTGCCACACCTCCCCTGAGCCATACCCCTTATCAGCTAACCATTCTTCTCTTTCTTTAAACCACTGATTAAATATCTCAGCTCGCCTATCGTTGTGAAAGATACGAGTGTCCCAGGCGCCCGGCACTGCTGTATCAGAGTGTATTTGTCCGCGTAAATTTGCCATTGCTATCCAATCAAGCTATCGGCAATAGCTGAGCCGCCAGAAGTGGGGAGGTTGTAGTTCATTGACCCGGTGCTGAAAAACCGGTCAAAGTAAAATTGCCACTTGTTAGCTGGCGGCGATGCGCTGTGGGCATACGTAATAGTGAATGTGTCGTTGGTCCTGAAGTCAGTGTTGCCACGAACAAGAATGCAACCGGGACCACCTGGGTACAGCTGGACGCGCTCTGCCAAGACCAACTCATCAATTACAATTGTTTTCCCGTTGGGAACCGCTGTGGTGCAGTCGATTGCAAACCTTGCATCCGTAGGGATTTCAGTGTCACTCATGTCCCATGGTTGCGTAACATGGGTCCAGCTTGTGCCAACGCTTGTCAAATCCAAGGTTTTGGTTCCGCTGGTAGCCGTGCCTGCTTGGTTTTGAATTTCAAACTTCAGAGCCCCGCCGCCGACTGTTCCGCTGCCCGCAGCCAAACGCACACGGCAACTAAGAATGTAATTGCCATTAGCCACAACACGCCCGCGAGTTCCCGTAGGGTCATTGAGGTTTTGGTAGATCCGGTGTTGCCAGCCACTAGAGTCTCCAATGATCGAAAGATTGCCTGAGCTTTCTGTGTTCCAGATGTACGCAGAAGTCGTGTTTTTCTGCTGCGGCTGCGTTCCTCCAGCATACGTTGCGCTGCCAATTTGCGTGTTTGTCCAGTTGGATGGCGTCCCAGTCGATTCCCACAATTGGAAATCGCTGTTGCGCAGTATATTGACACCTGGCACATAGTGACGCTGCGTGGCGGCCCCAAGGTCCTTGGCGCATGTCACTTTGATGTTTCGATTCACTCCGCTCCCAAGGGGCCAGTCTGCGTCAAACGGGGGGACGAATTCATCGCCGCGTACGTTAAACTCTTCATTCCCTAGCTGCCTGTCGCTAGATTCATCAGCTACACATTCAAAATTGAGAACTTCGCCTTTGATTGTTTGATAAAGCGTTGCTGAAGACATGATGTTCTTAGGCAGGTTGCTGTTAACAATCAGGGTGCCCGTGCCCGTGTTTGAGCCACCGGCTGCCACTGTGCCTGACGTAGAATAGTTAACAGCTTCGACGTAATAGCTGCCAATCATGTCCTGGATCAAGTGCCAAAGGGCGTCTTGAACATTTGTACTTTCTATAGACAGCCCAGCGTTGACTGTTTCAATCAAGATATTGCGCGCAATGTTTTGCAACTGCCTAAAACTAGCGTTCAGCGGGGCATCAAACGTCTTGTATTGAGCAGGCAAATTGCCCAACATATACATGTCAGTGTTGGTAAATTCGTCCAGCACATCTTCAATTTCTGCTCGGACGTTGCTTTGATACGACTCCATAAGTTCATGGACGTAAAACAACTTTCCAAGCCTTGTAAACAATCCGTTCGTGCCAGTGTAGGTTATCGCCACAAGAATGCTCCGAATTACCCACCCAGCATTGTCAAAGTCAACCGGCCTGCAACACCCGCAACTGCCTCAAATCGGTGAGTGCGAGGCAGTTCGACGCGGAAGTCCTGGTTGAAAATCACTGTGCTGTTTTGTGGTACTGTCTGGTGAAACAAAAGGTGATCTGTAAGAGTCGAGCTAGCATTAAGTAACGGCACAGCGTACAGATGCACTGTAGTGTCTGTTCCAGAATGATTCACAACCACTATTGTTGCGCCAGCACCGGCAAATTCAATCGGCTTGCGGACTGTTGTCAGTGGTGTCTGGCTCGCTAATCTCGGCATCGTCTTGCTCAGATTTCTGCTTGTAAGGGAAAGCCTTGTTCAACATAGCTTGACGCTTCTTGCAACCGCCGCAAGGTTTGATGCCCACGGCATTGGTCATCTTCGCAATAGTGTCGCCTAGCCCACGTGATTTATCGGTGGTTTCTTCGTTTGGCTTGCTATTCTCAGGAATACTTTCAAGCGGCCATTCGTCATTGACACACGACATGAGCGCTTGTGTGTATACATGCACGTCCACAGAACTAAATACACGCTTTCCATCTTTCAAGGTCACAGGCACGCGCTTTTCGCAAGCCAAACAATCCCCGGCCTTAGGCGTTCCGTCGTGCAAGCCCAAAGAGCAGTTTTCCTTATCGGACAAGAAGATGCATGTTTCTGGGTTGCTCATCAGCTGTAAGTCATCCTTCCATAAGCTCGAATGGTACCAAGGTTCCAGCCTTGCTTGTTTAAGTCTACCACACTATTGTTGCAGCGGTTACATGCATGTGTAGCAGTCCCTAAGTCGCAGCCAGCAAAACCTTCTGTTCTGTATGAGCGTTGCGACTCTATGGGGGTGGAAGTTCCGCAAGCGCTACGATTTGCAAAACTAAGCTGAAGTATATCAATAGCTGTAGGCAGCTCTAGAGCAGCAAATTCTGTGCGTCCAGTTGCTTCATAAAGAGCCATAATTTCACTTACCAAGCCGCTTTCTTCAGGGTGAAATTGACGCGGTGGTTTTATCCCGCAATTTTCACGTATGCGACCTGCCAAAATCCTGTCGCCGTCAATGCCCTCAATGTTGGCAATTGCAGCGTCCCAATCAAACCATTGATACACACTGCCAGTGCCTTGGCACGGATGCTTCAATCCGGAGCACGCGCTACCAAAAGAAATAGGCAGATACAAATCAGTGTTATCTGGATTAAAAGTCACTTGCATCCGCACGACGCCTGTGCAATTAGGAAGAGTAGCACCGCTTGTTTCAACATAACCGACAAAAGTGCCAGGGATTCCTATAGACCCCGTAGACCCAATCGAATAAGAAAGTCCCCATCCGTTGGGAATGCCGCCATGGCAACAAGATGGCTGGGAACAATTGAAACGCAAACTGTCATCACTTGTACACCAATGCCCCAACTTAATTCTTGGGCACTGCAATAATCCTTTTTCACCTACATCAAACTTGTTGCCAGAACCTTGTGTGCATTCAACCGAAAAGCTCAAAACCATTTGCAAGCCAAGATGCCGCTGGCCAAAAGCAGTATACCCTTTAAGACAATCGTAATTTGAGTGCGGAATATTGCCAAAGCCGCATTCTATGTAATCAGTTATGAACGCAGGGAAAGTTGTCGGGCAGCACAACTGGTCAATAATACCGCAATTGTCTACGCACTCTGTGGGCGGCCCGCTAGCAGGAGTAACGGTGGGAAATTCTGGCGTAGAACCACACATATCTTGCTTTGAACAAATCAAAGCGTTGCCTTGGGTGCTGTTTCCGCAATCAATTGTTAGGCCATCAAGCGCGCTTGGATCCAAAGGAACTCGCAAGCTTTGGCCACCAAACGCTTCCGCAAACCCATCTTCAAGCGTGCCAGTGCAACTTGATTCCGTTGGCCCTAATTCAAACGCTGACTTAATATTTATTGATACGCTCAAGCTATGGCTTTGGTTTCCAAACGGGCAGCAAGGCCCGGCCAAGTCGCAATCCCCAGTTTGGTCGCACTCAATATTTTCATCTTTGCAAAAACACCTATCGTCCCCTGGGGGTGGTGGGCAGCATCTCTGGCCAGAAGGGCAATTTTCTGCGCAATTTCCATGACAAGTTTGTGGCCCGGGGTCATCTCCGCACCCGTCAAGGCAATCCCCGCAGGTTGCTCTTATTGGATCATTATTGCAAAAGGGTCCGCCAAACCCGCCGCAGTAATAATCGATAGTTAAAAGTTGCCCATCCCACTCGCAGTAATCAATAATTTCTACGTCACAGGAATCGCAACAAACAGGGCAACTAGCATTTCCTTCGCCGCAATCTCTTCTTTCGCATGGAATGTCATACGGATCAGGTAACCCTGGCCATGAATCCCCATCGCGGCAAAATTGACGAATGTCGCCAACAAACGAATCATCTGGGCAACTGCCAATACTATCATCCCCTAAGCCTGCCCTTACAAGAGTCCAACATTTGCCTCGCCATGTGTAAATAGGACGAATGGCACGGCAAGGTGGAGGCTGCGAAGGATTATCCGACCGGCATTCAGGAACATCTATTAAATCACGACCTGTTGTTGCAATAGGCACGCATTGTTTGCCGTTGCACCCTTTGTTGCAACATGGAAAAGAAACTTCATTGCCTTGCTCGTCGATATACGTGCTTCCTGACGTGCAACGATATTCAGGCTCAAATATAGGCCCTGTTGAGTACCAAGCGCCACATCTACATTCCGCCTTTCCCTCATCCGTTTCCAAATCGTCGCAACAATCAGCGCATCCACCCTCTGTTTCGCTGTTTAATTGATGGTAAATCAAAACGCAATCTTGGGGAAGCTGCGTTTTGCAATCAGGCGGGTCTGCCCATTCTGGACATAGGGGTCGCAATATGTACCAACAACAATTTTCACAAGCCCTGCACAAGTCAGCGCAAGGTTGATTGTGCAAAGTTTGCCGCGTGTCAATTAGCATTAATAATTCCGTGGTGTTCTTGTTTGACTGTATGCTTCATTGCCAGGAAGGGGCGTAATGTCAAAAGGAACACTGGTAAGGGGCTCGGTGCCACCGCCATCGCCTTCATCTTCTCCGCAATACAAGCAGGGCTGCACCACAGCGCTAAACCAATAAAAAGTGTTTGGGCCAAGGAGCCTGTCTGTTTGCATACATTGGCTGCAAACTAGCTCCTCAGATTCTCCTTCGTCACCCTTCGATGCTTCAAACTCAGCACATACAGCTGCGTTCATTGTCACTATGTGGCCTTCGCCACCACTGCATATAGGTTGCGCTTGACATTCCAGGCCCTGAAAACATTCTGGAATAGTGGCAGGCGGAATCACAATTGGTTTGCCAGATTCGCAAACAAGGTTTTCTTCGTACGTGTTAGAAGCCACAAACTTGTAAGAGCCGGGGGAATCGTCCTTTGCATCTTGTGGCACCTGTATGGTTGCTGGAATTCCTCGCGGCCCAGCAACCTCAACAGCAACGTAGTTGCAACCTTGGCTGTCAAAAGAATTGCCAAATTCAATGACTGCGGGGAAGGCCCTGTACTTCATGAGGCCGCCGCCGCCATTGTGTATTGCGTACTCAATCAGGGGCATGTATTGCTGAATCGCCTGAAGCTCAGAACCCAGCTGCAAAACGTATTCGCGCCACGTGCTGCTAAGCCAAGGTTTTCCATTAGGAGGTGTGCCAGGCATAATTAAAACTCAAACTGGCCGATTACCCAGCCGTCATTATCTCTTTCAACAGTTGGCGTGTAAATGCTGCCACCAATGCGCTCTTCAAACCTGTCTGCACGCGCCGTAAATTCGTAATAGCCCTTGAATCGATACGTGTTTGCGCCGTCGCTGACCAGCCCACCAAACTCGTCCATTTGTACGCCATCAAAGCGCACTGCTTTTTCACCAAAATCGACGCCGCCAAGTGTTGTCCTTGCGCATCTTCCTCCAAGAAAATTCAAGACCCCACCAGTAGACCTGATTGGGTTTCGCGATGTGTAAAAAGGAAGGCGTATTTTGAGTTGCTGCACAGTGGTGACAATTGGGCGCGGCAAACTAACCGGCTGGCCATTTACTATCACGCTGTCAACAGACTTGGCTGCATATTCTGCGCGCAAACTCATGGTTCCTGGAATGTTTGCCGCGCCCCCTGCTTGCCCCGGAATTACAAAATACTGAGCAGTTACCAGAAACTTGTCTGCGCCCAAAGAAGCTACATCTACAGTTTGCAAAGGAAGCTCTGTGTCGATTGGATGCATTATGCGGGCGCCGCTTTCGTTTCCATAAACAGGCCCTAGGGGAGTTGCGTTGTTGCTGCCCGAATCCTCCGCTTTCATGTCCGCGATAATGTCGTCAAATGACGCCATGTTAGTTCGAGGTGTCACATTGTTGTAAACAATAAATTTTCGCGTTGATTTTGTGCGGCTGTAGTCAGGCACGCCCTTGGTGAACGATGACCCAATAACATCACTTTCTAAAATTGTTGTAGCCATATGTCACCTAAAAGGGATAGAAATATTGCGCATCAACAATCCATCTTCCTCGCCCCGCTTTACGCGCAGATAAAGACTGAAGGGGCAAGCCGCTGTTGGCAACTCCAAAAACATGTGGGTGCGTTGTTCCGATGCCGCTTTGCACCGATGTTATTACCGTGTCTTTTGTTTCGTTCCCACTTGCAGCAACCAGGAATCTCCTCGTAGCTCGTGTCCGCTTGTGATCGACGCCAAAATTTTTGGTTATTTCGGAGCCGGGTATGTCAAATGCAATAATAGATACAGCCATTTTCAATCCAGCGCGTTGTCAATCGTAGTTCGCAACTGCGATACTTCCGCCAAAAGCTGACGCATTGTTTGATCCAAAGAATCCAATTTGGTTTCCACTTGGCTTAAATCTACATTGGGTTCTTCGTCCACTTTATGTCTCCTGCACAGGACCGCCAGACCCACCAAATTGATCGGTCACGCGCCCTTGAATTGACAATCCAACAAAAGGCTGGTCCATGTCAAAGTTAATTGTGACACGTTCAACAGTCATCATAAACTTGATGACCTTTTCATCGCCTTGCGTAGCCGTTGAGTTGCGCCCATAGCCGATTGTGAATTTAACGCCAATGCGATTTTTGTCAGGGTCTTCGAGATTAGCCAGGCCGATTGCTGACGCGGTTGACACACAAAACCCTTGCATAACCACTTCGCCACGAAGCTGCCCAAGGCTACGCATTTGTGTGTCATCAATAATGTTATTAGAACCAAACGTAGCCGTGTCCCATTCGCCAGTGGCATCTATGAAATCTGTTCCAAAAGACATCTGAGCCTGTGTAACCTTGATTTCATAGTCCGGGCTGCCACTGCTGGTGGCACCGCGATAGATAAGTGCTACCGCAGTGCTTTCGCCAGTAAACGGCTTTAGGGCAAGATCCGGTTGGGAGCGCCTTGGCATGGCTTAGGCTACAGTAATAGCGTTGAAGTCAGCGGTGCTGGAAGTGCCTTCGTTTACATAAAGCGCAGTGCCGTCCCCACCATCAGTGTGAATGAAAATACATCCCGTGGCGTAGCCAGCGACAGAACCCGGAACGGTTTTTCCGTAATCCAGAATCTTGCCGTTGTATTCAATTTCAGCTTCTTTGTTAAGCTGTTCCAGAGCGTTGTGACCAGGCATATTGTTTTACCTCAATAAAGTGTGCTGTTGTAAGTTACGTTGTTGTTTGGGTCGCGGTACTTTGGAAAGCTTGTCCGTTTATCGGAGCTATCGCCGTTGTATCCAAAGTACTCGACCCGGGAAACCGTTCGATCCTGAGCTACTGCGGATTGTAGTTGCTGTGCGTAAAGCCTTGCAAATGTTCCGTTATTGGGGTGGTCTGCGTAGCCTTCTGCAATAGCCAGGGCGGCATTGATCACAATGCCTTCATACCGGTCAGGGATGACTTGCGAGCCAGTCCCGTCAGTGTGCGTAATGTCATTTAAGTACCCGTACCGAAGTATATAATCAGTGTCCGGTGGCGGGTAGAACATGAACTTGCTCAGTTTTTCGTCATAAGAAACGTATTGCGGCCTATTTGGGGAGATCGTCTTGGCCGAGTACATGTTCATCATGGTGTCCCAAGGGATCACCTCAAGGTGGGGTTTGCTAATGTTCAGGTCATGAACCATGGGCCCATCAAACCCACTGAAATGCGTTGCCGCATCGTGAAACACCTGATAGAAAGTAAACGACACCCCTGTGGTTTTAGCCGTAACATCAAGGTCGGCGTTTGCTGCGGCCAGCGTCATGTTGGTTGCTGTCAAAGCAGCCGGAATGTGCCAGCCATCTGCGATACCAAGACCAGAAACTTCAACAACGGTGGTTTTTTGATCTGTGCTGTCAAAAGCCCATGTAGGAACTGCTCCGCCACCAGTAAAATTAAAGGTGATGGTTCCGTTGACAACCACAGGGCCACTCGAAGCGTCCAGTTTGCTGTTTGCGTGTGACGCCGTGTAGGGATCATTCAGGTACGCGGCGCTGTTGGAGCGGAGCCACGACCAGACATGAGACACTCTTTCCCCGGGCATCGGTGGGGGCATCAAGAAGTCTTTGAGCGCCCTGTCCGCAATGTTGGTGATCAGGCTTGCCGTGCCGGTCGGGGCACTAGCGGCTGTTGATGAATACCCGTAACCCAGAAAGTGCGATACTTCGCTGATAATTACGCTTGCTGCTACTGCCATGTCAATACACCTTTGCAATCAACGCGTTTCCTGGCACTGACAGGGAGCCCATGCTGCATGTGACAACCAGCTTCTGGAACATGGAAAGGCCAGGGATGTAACAAAGCGGCGTAGTATCAATGCCAGAACCAACAGCAGTTCCGCGCATATCGAGGGCAGCAAGTGATGACAAATCCGCCGGATCTATACCATCCAAAGTGGTGGTCGCCATCCAAAGCCCATTTTTTTCATTTGTGCCATCGCCACCGCGAACGAAAGATTCGTACGTAGTTTCCGTAACTGGGTGCGTAAAAATCATGTTCGTCCTTGTCCCTCCCACATCTGCTTGATTTTCGTCCAGCAAAGTAGCGTTGTTCGAGGTCACGCGTGCAATTTTTACGGTTCCAAGAAGGGTTAGCATTGCAGGGTTTTGTGAAGACGATTGCATTGGTGTTCCTTGCGTAACACACCCGTAAACGTCAAACTCTGCGTCGTTGCTGCCAAGCCCTGCTTGATAAGAACCAATCAAGGGCATCAAAAACAAGCCCTCTACATCTTCAGTGTTGATGACAGATATTCTTTTTGCAAGCGAATCAGTGTCAAGTCGCTCTTGTGATATGTAAACAACCGAATCGCCATAGGGCTCAGCGTTTCCGCTTGCCATATCAACGTCATCACGAAGCCAACTGAAGCCTGTATTGAACATTAATAGCCCTTAATACAGCCTGGCAACAAGTACGTTGGCTGAAGTAGTGCCCGCAGTTCCTTGATGGAAAACAAAGAAAAGCTTCTGGAACACTGACACGTTAGAAAAAACACCAAACCCAGCATCGCCGCTTGCGCCAGGAATGTGATAATCAGAAACATCACTCGTGTTGGCAGTTGTTGCGTGCGTTACGGCTGTAGTAAACAATTCTGCTTGATCATTAGCCTGCGTGCTGCCGCCAACATATCCGGTGTACGTTCGCCCATTGTGAGTAAGCGCAAGCTGTTCAGCAGAACCGCTGTCAAAATATTGGTTCGTAATAGCTGTCATTGCACCAGAACCAACAGTACCCACAGCGTGCGTACCAAGCCGCGCAACAAACACTGGATTGCTGTCCCACGTGTCCTGCGTCGGCTCACCGAATCCAATAGCGCCATAAATAACAATGTTTGCAGTCGTTGAATTGCTGCCAGTAGCAGTCGAAGACGCAAAAGCAGACATGGCAAGAGACTTCGCGCCTTCGACGTTCAGCGTAAGCAACTTGTTTGCAGCGATGTCTTCAGCAATTCTGGCAGAAGAAACCCACGCAGAAGTGCCGCCGTAGTAATCGGCGCTTTCGCAATCAACCAGGTCATCGCCACCTAGCCAATGAAAGCCAGTGTTGTACATGGTTCACTTTTTCTTTCTTGGATTAGTGGAGCGCCTGGAAGCCATTGCGCCTCTCACGTTAGTCTTTTTTGGCCCAGAACTTCTCGCAGCCTTTTTGGTTCTGCGAGGATTTTTTGATGTGGCATTACGAGCCATTGCTGTTTCCTTATTTCTTTTTCTTCTTCTTCTTAGCTGTTTTGGCGTTCATTTTCTTGGTCACCTTTTTTACATCCCGCTTAGGAGGGCGACCACGCTTGCTTCCGTATGTCCCAGGTCCCATTGGCATTGTCTGCAACCTTCTTTCTTACCACAGTTACGTGTCATCTTCTTCGTCATCAATTTCAATTACCATGAGTAAATCCATGGCAATGTCAAACAGAACTCCGGCCACTTGCCATTTATCTAGCTCAAATTCCGTCATCCAGTAAATCGAATGTTTGTGGACTTCAGCTTTCATTTTTTCGGCAGCTGACAACATTTAGGACATCCTTACAAGTTCTGCATCCCAACATCGACCATTTAGCCGAGAAGGTCTATCCCAAATACATTCTACAATAATTAATGCTGTACCCCATTGGCTAGTATCTTTTCTCTTCATGTAACCGGGCCGTAAAGGCCCACAAGTCCCGACATTGGAGTACCAAAATGGAAGTGGAATCTTGGCTGTTCTTCGGCATTGCGTTGGCTCTACTGGCCTGTGCGTATGGCCTCGAACGGTCAAACTAAATGGCACCCACCCACAAGCGCCAAGCATTTGCAAACCCTCAAGTTCGTCAGAATTTTGAGCAGAATCGAATCCGTGGTAGAAATGGCATTGCCCAACTCTGTACACCCCTTTCTTGGTCTTTTCATATGGCACCCAGTGCCATTTCCTGAACTCCGACCCAAATTCGGGATGCAGATTCCAATCAACAAGACCCCTTAGGGATTTGGGTATGCGCCTGGGGTCTTGGGTTTTGATATTGTCATCGTGGTTACCTGTATTGATCCACCTATGGCAATTAGGTGGCAACACGTCTCGAATAGATTTCAGTAAATTGCACGCGTGTTCATATTCGTCTGATAACGAATGGTCGAATTCGTTGGCGTGAACGCTTGCTGCCCCGGCTTCAAACACGTCGCCCAAGTGCCCAAAGTGCGTCAGCCCAGAAGTGTTAGCAAGCGTGTCTAGGAGCCACTGATGTGTTTCTGGTGGCGTAAACGGCGAGTGTGTGCAAGAGATGGCCGCAATTTTTGCTTTATTGCGTTCCCTCATCTGTTTTCCAATTACCTAGAAGAATCGTCAAATCCGACCCTTCAACAGTACCGTTGTTATTGAGGTCCCAGGGGCTGTCCGTTGAGCCCCATTCTGCAAGTAGCTTTCCTACATCATCGGGGCCAAAGCTATTACGCATCAAATAAAAGGCAAAATGCATCGGCGTACTGACGGGTTGGTGCATCGCTGAATGTGCTGTTCGGCACCAACTGACCTGAAGCAATTTGCCCTCATAAAGAAAATCGTCGAAACGCAACATCGGTTCACCCGGGCGGCACGAAATGGCGGGTCCCGCAAGCACCTGATTATCGGGCACATCAAATGCGTATTCCATGCAGGGAGTCGTTGTGGTTTCAAAATGCAACCATGCGGTGCCTTTGTAGACGGTTCGAGGCCCATCTTCTTCGATTGTGTACTGAATCGTGTATTCGTCAGTTAAACAACTGCCCAACAACCGCAAAGCCATCGCAAATGAAAGCATGTTAACCCTGGTACTTTCCGCCGGTAATGAGTTTCAGGAACGGCGTCTTGAAAACGACGCCAGCACCAAAACCGCCCACGGCAACAAGAAGAACAAACCAAACGGTGCCAAGAAAACCAGACAGGGAAGCAAGAGTAGTAATCATTTTGTTTTTTTCTCCAATAGGATTTGGCGCACAATCTTGTACGTCCATGCTGCTGAAATCATGCCCGTGCATACGACAAGCGGGTAGAACAGGTAATCGTCGTATTTTGCAACTAAGTAATTCAGCACAACCAAAATGATCCCTCCGATAACCGGATACCACCCTTTCTTTCCGCTTGTCACTACCAATAGGGCCATTCCCGCAATCAGACAAAGGCCCCCTGTGACGCTGAGGACAGTCAATGTCTCCGCAGATTCCTGAGCCTGGCCGATAAAATTTGTAGCTGCGTTAGAATTACCGCCAATCGGGCTGGCAAATTTGCAGCTGGCCAAAAAAAGAGCCATAGTGGCAAAAAAAATAAATCTGCTTGTGCGCTCATTCATTCAATTGTCTTTCGAATTGTGAACGCTTTCTCAAAGTGTGATTGCAGCTGCCGGGTGTTAGATGTAATTCGCTTTTCCATAGCCTCAATGTGCTTTTCTAGCATTGCAATGCGACTGTTTGCGCGCCACAAAAACCCAAAAATGCCCAGTATTGCTGGGCCAGCGATACTTAGAACGATAGACACAAGATGTTCTTGCATTTCATCCCCCGTTGTGTTCAAGGCGATCAAGGCGAAGCTTCAAATCACGAATTGCATTTGCGTGCGTCGAGTCGTTTGCTTCTGACAATACTTGCGATTTTACCAAATCTCTTGAAATTTCCCGAAGTTCAGAAATGTGTTCGCTGTTGTTTTGAACCACCTGGTCACGACGCCCGATCATGAGAAACACGCCAGCAGCCGTAGCTGTAAGCACGACAGTCTGCAAAATAGACCAAATGTCGTGAGTCTGTTTGTTGTCCATCCGTCAAAAATCCGCAAGTAGTTTGTGTGGTAGGGATTACACATCCGTATCCCAGGAAAGACATCGGCGAATGGTATGCAAGTGAACAAGTCAACTGTCCAGAGAAAATCGAGACAGACCGACCCCTTACGGGGTCGGGTTTTTCAACTGTCCGTCGAATAATCGAAGACGAGCCGCCGTACATATTGAGGCATTGCACGGTTTCACCCTACCTGAGAAACATGGGCTAGCGGGCGAGGCAGTGTGTCGGTGCGCCGACCTCGCCGTTTCTCAATACATGCTACAAGGCCGCATGTGGCCCCGTGGCTGCCCGCAAGCAATTTGCGCCACGAAACAATACTTCAGTTGTCAATCGGCTTCACAACTACTTCCACGCCACCAATGTCATCCCGTTCCGAGCGGTATTGATCTACGCGCAAGGTGGTGTGCTTGGGGCTGTCATCTTGGATGATTCCAATCCCGCCCTTGGTTTTTAATGCATCAAGCAGCAACTTGCAACCGCCATAAAGATTATCAATATCAAACGCTCTTTTACGTTTGCCCCACATGCGCGTAACGCGGATTTCCACTTGGCACTCGTATTTTGGTAACGGCTTATCCCCGTATGCCACAACCATGTGCAACAGGTTCTTGTACGCCTTCTTGCGTGCCGCCCAATGCATTCGCATAAGTTTGTTAGGGTTGATCAGGTCGTAACCTGGGATGTAGCAGCGCCACGTATCAACTTCAATAGGTCTTGTCTCTGGCATCCTTGGTATTTCCATTCCCGCAGATCCTTTGCGGGCGGTGTTGCAATTGACACACTCTTAGTTACCGGATCTAAAGCCTGCGCAAGTTTTTGGGCTCCGGTCTGGCCCGGCCCATCCGAATCAGCAAGAATGCAAACGTGCTGATTTTGAAGCAATTCAACCAGCAATTTCTGCCCACCAAGGCACGATGGCCTTCCAACAGTTCGAAAATCAAAGAAAAGGGCTGCCGCTGTGTCTGTGGGGCCCTCACACACAACAACGGGGCGTTTATCTTTGTCGTATGACTTCGGTATGAACAGGCCTTCACGGCTACCTTTTTGCGAAAACTTTCTTCCGCCTGGGCTTCGAAAGCGTATTCCAATCAATTGATGCCCCTTGCGGAACATTGGAAAAGCGTAGGCGCTCCTTACGCGACTGTGCCCCGTCATGAGATCCAACCAAACCTCACCGGGCAACTCGGTGTTCGAAACCAGATCTTCCATGCGCTTATCACTACTCTTAAGCAGCATGGTCTTCATCATTTCAGCTATGACGGTGTTGTGTAGCGGAAGCTCTGAACGGTACGATTGTACCGCTTGGCTTGAATATGCCTTCGAGCGATCGCCTTTGACTAAAACGTGAAGATACCCACTCCCATCAATGTACTTTGTGCTGCCCTTTTCGACTCTTGGGCAAATTGCCGCTGTCTTGTCTTGTGCAACCAGGCACCAATCTGTGCCATCGCAAACAGGACACTTTTTTGTTCGACTCACCCTTTCAAACTGGCTCATCACTTTTTCCTGTTAATAAAGCGGTCTATTTGATCTGACGCTTCCCTGAAAGTCATATTGGATGCGTCTACCCCAAACTTTTGCAACAACTTTGCCTGTTTGAAAGTGCAAAGGTCATTCTTGCGGCGCTTCATCAGGTTGTCAAAAATGGCGCATTGCTTTGCAGGGTCGTACCCATCAGGGTTGATCCCTGCACGGCGAACGGTAGCAAGCTGCTTTTCAGACAATCGGCGCTTGAACCATTGTGAAAAACGCTTGGGCCTGATTGAAAGAATCTCAAATGGGTCAGACGTCTTCGTCTCATAACTAACTTTCGCACGAATGCCCTTGCGCTTGTTTTGTATACGCTGAAGTTGCTCCTGGTTTTCGTTCTCATAATCCGGTGCTGGCTCATCCTCTTCGTAAAGCTCTTCGTAAGTACGACCAGGCGCCAGTTCCTCGTCAATGACAATAGGTGCGCCGTGGTCAGTCCACTCGACGTACTTCCCATCAAGAACGTCAGCTGCGCACATGAGGCTGTGGCGGCCCGCGTTTCCAACAAAATCGATCACGGTCAATCTGGGCTTGGCGCTTGTTGCTATGGCCAAACGGCGATCTTCCGGCGTTGTCATGCCATCCACGGTTCCCGTAAGAGGGCGCGTGCCCCTGCCGCAACATTGCGCATACAGCGCACGTGACTGGGTGGGCCGCGCCATGGCAACGCAGGAAATATCGGGGACATCAAAGCCCTCGGTGGCAATTCCGACGTTGACCAAGTACTGAATCTTGCCGGAACGGTAATCGCGCAAGATCTTGTCGCGCGTATCCTTGTTCATTCTGCCGTCGATAGTGGCAGCCTTGCCAGTCTGAGTCCGGTTGATGATTTCAGCCATGCGTTCGGCGTGCGCTACGCGGGTCGCAAAAATCACTGTTTTTCTATCGCCCGCAATCTCCATGGTAGGCACGACCACGCCATGAAGATTTTTCTCCTCTTCCATGACGCGCCCAAGGTCGCCTTGATTGAAATCATTACCCACATTGCGGCAAGCTGTAAAATCAAGAGACTTTACAAATACACGATGCACATCAAGGGGAACAAGCCAGCCGTCGTCAATTGCGTCAACAATCTCGTACTTGAACGCCACCGACTCAAACACCTGGCCGAGAGCCAGCTCATCCGCGCGGTCAGGTGTGGCGCTGACCCCCATTACTTTGCAACCCGCTTCCATAAATCGATCCAAGATGCGCCGATACGAGGGTGCGCAAGCATGGTGCGCCTCGTCCACCACAACCAGGGAAAAGTCGGAAGGGTTAAACCTTTCCATTCGTTTCTTGTGTGTGCCAGAGTTAAGCGTCTGCACGCTTGCGACAACGACCTTGCTGCGATTAAATATGGTCTTTTCGTCTGACTCCAACTCAGCCATTTCAATTGCTGGTCTCTGGCCAGTCACCATGCCAATCTTTTCCGCAGCCTGATGCACCAGAATGTCGCGGTGCGCAATAACCAAGGCGCGCTTACGCGCCATCTCTACAGCTTTGGCAAACACAATAGTCTTGCCAGTGCCTGTAGGCATAACAATTAACGTAGATCGGTGTGTTCGCAACGACACCTTGAGGCCATTAATGGCCTGATTCTGATAATCGCGCAACTGCATACGTCACCCCAAATTAAAAATCAGGCTCGTAAAACTGCCCCACTTCGTTCCCAGGATCAAGATCCTCATCGTCTCGTGGGTCATGCACGGCAGCGATGTCGGGGTTGTAGGTTTCTGAATCGTAGTGCAGAGAATCGGTAGCGATGGGCTCCATCGATTCGCGCAAGGCTTCCTTGCTTGCATCGGGCGCAGATTCCCAGACAGACTTGGGAACCCACCCAAGCCCACGACAAGCAGGGCAAGGATTACCATCTTCGCCAACCCCCGTCCCCTTGCAATAAGGGCAAAAATCATGCGGGGTTGCCATCTTGATGTTGGCCTTGATGTTCTTCATGTCGATTTTGAATTCGTCCATGTCAAGCCATGCGCCATCATCTTGCTCCCCGATTGCGACGATTGCGGTAGATACGCGGTTAAGTGCGGATATGCACGACTGCATGTCCTCCACCAAGTGGCGAAACCCAGCCTTCTTCTCTTCCCACACCTCGCCATCTTCTTCGGCTTCCTCCGCAATAGCCTCGGAAGCAATCGTGCTCTTGATCCGCTTCAGCTGCGCCCCTGTCACCCTGGCCGGGTCACCAACTTCGTCAACAGCCTTTTCAAACACTGCAACCTTATCTTCGTCTGGCAAATCAGAAAGCTGTCTTGCCTGCCATTCGTTTTCGACAGGCACAACCTCCTTGACCTCAACGGCGCGAATCATCTTGCGCGCCCAGTTGCTGCCCTTCTGCCATCTTTCATTGCAGTAATCCTCGAACGACTTGTAATTACCCTTCCAAAGCTTTTCGTCGCGAATGACCATAAGAGTCATTCCAATACGAAAGATTGCCTTCAAATCCTCCTGAATAAGCATTTCCAGCTCAATCAGTCGATCGCCATCAGATTTGACAATATCAGTCATTCCCACACATCGCTTCCTGCCGCTTCATTTGCGACATCAACCATTTCCTGTCTTTGCTTTTTGTATCCCTGCCAGGTGCGGCCTTTTCCGGTGATTGTTTCAACGTGCTCCAGAAGGGCAACGAAGTCCTCTTCTACAGCACTGCCATCTGTCGGGTATCCAAGGTCGGACATGATGAACTTGCAACAATCAAACAGCTCAGCCGGGACCGACACATTCGCCCACTCTTTGACAAGGCTCATGAACTTCTGCTTGGCGGTCTCTTCCTCCTGCGCAGGCACCTCGCGCTGGGGAGTGGGCGGCTCAACTTCGACCACCACGCCGTTGTCGGCAGGCTTGGCCTGCTGCATTTCCTCTTGTGTGTAGAGGCCGCTTAGTTCAGCCGGGAAGGCTTTCCTCAGAGCCAGGGACTCGGCGCACTTGCCCAGCATCAGGTGCGGCATCTTCTTCCACATGAACCCCTGCCTTTCGCCCGGGAAGTACTGCTCCCAGCGGGCGCTTGCCGTGAACGGGCAGCGTGCGCCGCCGACAATCTTGTACACGGTGACCGTCGCCTTCTTCGGATCCTCTTCGTTGTCGTAGATCGGATCATCGTTTCCTGCGTAGCACCTGGTGCGATCGGCAATGAGTCGAAACCCGTCAATCCCGGTAGTGACCGTCATGTTCGACCCACGCACCTGAGGGTAGATCTGGTTGGTGATCGGGTTGAGGTTGTAGCGCTTCGCTGCAAGCAGGAACACCTCCAACTGATCGTTGTTCAACTTGAATCTGTTCTTGATGTAGCGCTCTTCTTCTTCAGTAAACATGATATCCGACATTATGCATCTCCTTCCAGCGCAACAGTGTCGAAGCGCGTGCAAAACTCTTCGGCCTCGCAGATACCGCAACCAACAGGGTCGGGGTTCTGTGGCCAGAAACCAGCCTTAAACATCTCAACCTTTCGCACAACGGCTGCAATGGCAGCTTCAGTTTGAGCGGGCTGATACTTTACCACGCGCACAATTTGGCGCAGCGGCCTATCGTCCCCTTTTTTGAATTCCTGCACAAATCCATCATCGTCCTTCGTTGTGACCTTGCGCGTGTACGGCTTCAAGGCGGGCAGATGCACCCAAGCCATGCCCGGGTATTGATCCATGTTCACCCAATCCTTCATGCCTGCGCCACTTACAAGCAAAGACCCATACTTGCAGGCCAACCAATAAAGCAGGAACTGCTTGTTTCTTGCCAGGTAAGCCTTTGCGGGGCTGTCCATGCGCCATTTCCAGTCAAACACAACCAAACCACTTTCCGTGCCCGTCGCAAATACGTCATCGGGGTCATGAAAAACCAGGTCAAGGTGACTGGCAAACTTGACGCCTTCAAAGCTTGCGCGAATGGGCACTTCGGTGCCAATGGGCGCTGTCTTGGCAAAGATCGGGCCGAGACGCCGTGCGTAATTGCCAAGAACCAACTCCAACTCCAATGGTAGTTGCTTCACCAGAGCATCTTCGGCTGCGTCAGTCAGGATGCGATTGTCAGTCTCAAGGCTTTCGCGCAAGAGACAAGCGCCGTACTTGATGGCTTCGGATATAGGCGCATGGTCAGTGCCCCAGTCCGAAGGATCCTTTTCGTGCAGGTACTCAAGCGCGCCGCCAGCAAGCATCCCGCGAACCATGGCTGTTGGCGCGCGACTGTTGATGTTCCCAGTCAAGCGCAGTTTCACGCGTGCGGGGCAGGAGTCGGTAAGGTCCGTAGTGTGCCATTCCTGTATGTCTTCAATTTTCATGTGGGCCCTTTCTAAAACCCTTCCCCCGGCCACGGAAGGCAGGCCGGGGGAAGGGTGGGTTCGCAACAAGCTCGCCCTTTGAGGAAACAGTCATTCCGCGATGGTGGTCAAAGGCAGGTTGTCACCGCCAGGCGCGTTGACTAGAAAAAGGTAAACTCCATGTGGCGGGGCAGTGTACATGGTCTCGCCCTGCAAACGCATGTCTCTGGGCAGATTGTTCCGCCCAACCACAAGCACGTCTCCGCGCGGAACCTTGACCCCGTTAGGGCCGTCTGAAAATGCAATTGCCAGAGCAGATGCGCGCACGTTGATCTTAGCGGGCTCTTCTGCTGGTGCTGTCACAAGCAGTGGAACCCATGGGACGTTGTGAACATCCGACCTAGAAAGCAAGGTCTGAAATTGCAGGCCTTCGTCATCACAGTGTTCCCCAAAAGGCCCGCAAAAATGCTTGCGCATCGCCTCGTCGTTGGTTTCCAAGGGGAAATCAATCATGCGCAACGGCAAGTCGGTGTCGCATGGAATGTAGATGGATCGCAGCATTACGATGTCACCTCGGCTTCAAGGTCAATCCTGTAGATCATTGCCAGCTCCTTCAAGTAGCACATCATTCCTGACCTGTGCGCGGCATCGCTGAATCTCGCGCCACTTAACGTCAGCATGGCGTGTATAAAGCTGTTGATCACATTCCGGACTATTCCGCTTCCCAGGTTGCCGTCGAGGAACATCTTGTCGAGTTCCCCGAAAACAATGAGCCCAGAACCATTGTCGGACACCTGACGCATGTGAGTTCCCATGCGCAACGCCTGAGCGCACGCTTCCGAACAGAAGTCGTAGGTGCAAAGGGTAGTCCACACGTGTGCGTTGCGCTCACTCAAGCGCCAAGTTCCGGTTGTGCGATCATGCTGTACTTTGTACGTAGACATTCTCATGTCCCTTTCATGTAAAAAGAAATGGCAGTTTCCCGTCATGCCAAGGACGGTCGGAGGCTCGTTCTCAATCGCCGTTTAGAATGAGACACTGCACGTTTTCGTCATGTTCAAGCTCAGCTATAAAAGCGTCGCGGGTGGCCTTGTTCATCAGGATGAAGTCCGACCACACCTCCTGCGCATCCGTGCTCATCGCATCCGAGCCATCTTCGATGTAATCAACGCACAAAAAGTCAATTTCAACGATGTACGCGTATCGGTCGGACACAAAACCACCTTCGTAGTCACTGTAGATGGTGCCGGAAACTTCAATTGTGAGATTCAAGATGACGTTTTCGTGACTCATGCCAAGGGGCGAACTATCAGGCTCATACTCGAAACCTGAAATTGTCACTGTGAATCCCTCGGTGCGCGTATCAATCATCCTGTCTCCCTTCGATCAATTCAGTCATGTACGGGCTGACGGTGTAGTCGGCAATGGTCTCATCGGGCTCATTGCCGAACACGATCATGATGATGCCCTTGCAATGCCCGTTGATGCAGAACTGGACATTCACTGTGTCTGCATACGCCTCGATGGCCTCCATGGCCTCTTCAATGTCATCTGTCGAGACATCGCAGACGTTCGGGTATTCCATCACCCGGACGTAGGACTTCTCCCTTTCAAGGTGTTGCGCAATGGGCCTGCGGTACTCTTGTCGGTGTGCTTCTGTGAGTCTCATTCAGCTGCGCTCCTCGTCTTCGTCTTCGAACAAGTCATCAAATTGCGGACGAGGAAGGTCTTTGATTCTCACGGGCAGGGTGAAGGTGATCTTCGGATCCTTCTGTGATCGAATCTCGACGGCAGCGTGCGCGTAACCGGGCGCTACCGTGACCTGCACAGTTCGATCAAACATCGCAGTCGTAACTTCTCTCTTGATTTCTTGGCCCATCAATAACCCTTTCATTTCTGTGCGTTGAACAACGCCATGCCAATAATGAATGCGAAGAAAGCAGCAGCCCCGATCATGGCCATAAGTTCAAAGAAGCGAATTACTGAATAGAAGTTGTTGCGCCTCATACCTGCTCCTTTCATGCTTGCGCCCGAATCGTACCACCTTATTCGGTTCTTGTGTTCCTGGCGCAATAGAAAAACCCCGCAAAGTTGTGGAGCTTTGCGGGGTCTGAAAGGGGATGAAGGCCAGCATTCTACAGCGATCACATGATGCCCGCAAGCACAAGGACCGACGCGACCTGTGCGCTGCCGCATTCGTCGCAGGGGCCGTTGCGCATGTCCGGCTCACACGAGTCGTGGTGGACTGCCCCGCACTGGCGGCAAGCGCCGGAGTTGACGCTGTCCATCAACGCCTCTTCGACTGCGGCCAGAACATCACCGCCGTTGATCTCATCTGCAATCGCCTGAACCAATCTGTGTGAATCAAGTCTGCGACTCATCGCTCACCTCCTACCTTTCAGAGTTTCTCCGCGCTCTTCCATTTCGCCTGCGCAGGACTTGTGCAAGCGCAGTGCTTCGCCCGCCCTTGCGAACCAGACTTCCAGCAGCTGGGGTGCGGTGTACTGCTTGAGGTCTTCGGCGCCCATCATGGCCCCCCGCCCGTCGTTTGCGCTCTTGTCCACCCAGCACGCGGTCCAGACCGTGGGGATGATGTCGAAATCCCACGATGCAGAATACACATCTCCGAACCTCAAATCATGGTAGTGCTGTTCAGGGGGCAGGTTGAAGGACACCCAGGACTCGATGTACTGCGCAAGCTGCTGGATCATGTCGCGCCGGTCGTACCACCCGTAGTTCTCGTTGGCCTCGCGGAGTCGCCCGGTGTACCAGTCGTGCCCGATGGGCACGCTGACCCTGTTCATGAAAAGGTTCTCGGTCAGGATCGCAGCCGTCTCCGACACGCGCACCCCGAAAGCGGGGCGGGTGAGGTCATGCTCTGTGACTTTGTGCGTCATGCATCACCTCCTTCCGTCTTCGGAACGAGTCGAGACGGCACATCGAAGACGAGCGCGGGATAGTCCCCGCCCCAGTCCTGATCAATGCCAATGGAAATGGCGCCCTCCGGCATCATGTCGTGCTTCACAGCGAACCGGTGCAACATCGAGGCGAACGCGTGGAACTCCTCCTCGGACAGTTCGCGCCGAACCTCAACAACGTCAGCAGATCTACTCATTGTGTCCCCTTTCAAGTTTCAGGACGTAGATAAGAAAGTCGGCCAGATTGGCCTGAAGTCCCGGATGCAACCCTGCTTCCGGGAAACGTAGAACGATCGTATCGAGCGAATCGGCATTGCGCAACATAACATCAACCACGCCTGCGAGGCACTGCAAGCCGAATCCCTCGCGCCTTATACCCGCAGGCGTCATGTCACCAACACCGGAAATGCGCTCGATCCATTTTCCTGTGTCCGGGTGGAACTCATCCACCTCCGCAACGTGGGCGAGCCGTTCACGGACGCCCCATACACGCCGGGAGGGATGCTCGATGTCTTGGGTATGATTTGCGGCGGGAATAATCACGCCCAGGCGCGCCCGTTTCATTGGCCGCCCCCCTTCATGAACCACCGGAGGCTAGGGTCCTCCAGCATGGCGGCGATGGCTTGTAGGTGTGTCAGGGTGTCCAGCTGCCCCCGGCGCACTTGCTCCGCCACCGCCCCGGCTCCCGGCCTGCCGTAGGTCATGCGCTCGATCTCATCGAGAGCATAGAACACCGCGCGCAGGTTCTGCGCTTTCTTGGTCCACTCGCCCGCGCCCCTATATAGGACGTGGGCGGGTTCTAGCAACTCCTCGGCGTCTAGTGTCATGGGTTGCCCTCCTCAGTGCTTCGGATATACAACGTCAATCCCAGCACGCGCGCAGGCGGTACAGTTGCCGCACTTCGCGCGCTCGGTGTCTGCGCCTACTTTCTTGGCCGCTACTGCCGGGCACACGATGCAACGGCGCCCGGTCGCCTTGCGCCGCTTGCGCGCGGCTGCTCTCGCCTCGTCCAGACCATCCACGACGAACGAGGACGGCCCGCCAGCATCCCGGAACCGCTGCGCGCTGGTTGCGCTCTCACGGACCACGACACCCAACCCGCGCAGGGCTCGTCGGTATCGGGTCGCCTTCTGCCTCGTCTCGGTGGGGAAGTGTATCGGGATCGACCGATCGATCAGCCACCCACACAAGTCGCGGAGCGCTCGCACGTCTTCGCGGGTCGGATGCGCTGGCACGCTGCCACATACGCACAAGCGGAACCAGATCGGCACGAACCCCGCGCGCGCGCCTGCGCGCAGTTCATCCAGAGCCGCTCGACAAGTAGCCGCGAAGCCTTGCGCGTGGTGTCGGTCGAGCTTCTCCGCAAGGGCACGATATCGGCCCTCGATCCGCTCCGCGTAGCAGCCGCGCCCGTAGTGGGGGCAGCGCTTCGAACAATGCGCCGAAGCACTCCGGGCGAAGGAGAGCCCGACCGAGCCGGGCGCCCCCTTCCCGAAGACCGTCAGCGTGGTGGGTTGTAGTCGTAGCCTCATCAGTCCACCTCTCGCGGTGCGGTCACGTCGTTGACCATCAACTCGACCACCGGGGCAAGGTCGCGAACGGTCGCGCCCCCTAACAGCTTTTCGTATTCACTGGGGGTGATCAGGCAAATCGAGCCCCCGGAAAGCTCCGCCCAGGTCTCGCCGTCTGATGTGACGATGATCGGCACGAGTTCGGGTGCGGCGTTCATCGGTCCACCTCCAGATCGAGGCTTGCGCAAATCTCGATCGCTTCATCCTCGGACAGCGCGCCGAGTTCTACGAGGAGGGAGCCCGCGCGCAGGTAGAGGTCTCGACGTTCGGGGAGCCGGGCAGAGTCGCGCGCGCATCGGGTGCAATGAGCGAACGCCGCGCGGGCGCCGCGTTCCATTTGAAGGCGGATGGAGAGCTTCAGCGCTCGACGCTCGCGCGCTTCTCGGATCATGTCGGTGGCTTTCATCGTTGTACCTCCGCGGGCTGTCCGTTCTCGAATGCGCGTCGGGCGCTTGCGGCTGGGGTGATCATCCTGCACGCGCCGTCGCGGCGTTCGTATGCGTAGACAATCAAGGCCCGCCCGGTAAGCGGTGCGGTGCTGCGAATGCGCGCGATGGTCTCGCCGTGGGCGGTGATGCGCCGCGGTGCGGTCTTGCGTTGCTGCGCGTACGCTTGAGCATGGTGGGTCATTTCTTCAATCCTTTCAGGGGTTGGGGGAACCGGGGCGGGTGCGCTTCCTGCGCTGGCGCATCCTTGCGCCCCCGCCCCGGTTCGTAATCAGTGCTTCGGAGTCGTTCCGGCTTCGGCACGGTCGCGCGCGTACGGTTGGAAGAGTGCGCCGGGATGCGCGGGCGGATGCTGTTCGAGCAGCGCTAGCAGGTGGCGGTAGCAGTCTTCCGCCTCGGATCCGCGGCCGAACTTGTCCGAGTGGTATCCGGTCATGCCTGCCAGAGTGCGAAGCACATCCAAAGAGTAGACGCCGCGCATTTCCTCGACCCGCTCGCCCGAAAATCCTCGCGTGATCGTAGACTTCGGGCCATCCCCGCTCTTGTACGTGCGCACCAGTCCGGCGACCTCCAGAAGCTCGGTCGGCACGTCGGCTTTGTGCGCGAAGTCCTCGACGGGATAGATGGTATGCCCATCCGCACCGATCGCGCGCGCGATGCGCTCGACCTGTTCGCACGTGAGCGCGTCCGGGTTGGAGATCTCCCGCCCGTTCCGCGTGCTTGCGCTCGCGATGGATTCGACCATGTCGGCGAGCCGCGTGGCCAGCCCTCGCAATTCATCAGTCATCGTTGTACCTTTCATGATGCGCGCCCCGTGGCGCTGGTTGTGTGACGGATTGTACCGTTTCGACGAGTAGAGAGTCGGATCCTGACCGGGTGAAACTTGAAAAGAATGCGCGAAACATATACACGGGAGAGCCCGCCGGGTATGTGCGCAGACAAGGACGCAAGCAACAAGTAGCCCAGGCGCAGCCCATGCGCGCCGTCTTGGTGGGTGGGGTACTCCCCTCTTCAAAGACCTGCTCATCCGTGCCGCGAATCGTTCGACCGAATCGACGAGCGCTCCGCCAGCCGGGCAGCGCCGAGCGCCGAGCAACACAAGAGGCCCGCCGGGCGCCGAGAGCCGAGAGCCTCGCCGAGCCAGCCGAAGCCAGCCCGCGCGGGTGCGCCCGTTCCCCCGTTCGCGCGCGTTGCCGGACCCCCGCCCCGCCCCCAGAGTCTATATACTACCCCCACACCCAAATCTCGGATCAAACTGTGGTATACAACCGTAAACAGCCAACCAAAGAGCAGGCCCGCAAGGAGATGATCGTCGCGGGTTGCTACGACGCGTTCCGTGAGATGGTCAAGTACCATGAGAAGGCTGGCTTGACTCCTGAGGCTGCGTATTGGCAGTCATATCAGGAGGTGATGGGTGAGGGTAAGGAGCCGCCGAAGCCCAAATCCAAGAGCGGTACGATTGTACCGGTTCAGGATGAAGCGATGGCATCCAAGATGGTGGCGAAGAAGAATTTCAAGAAGAAGACGGCTACCCCAATTGAGAATTTGCAGTGGGTGGCGAGTCATTTGTGTGTTGAGGATGTGAAGCCTCGTGATGCGCCGAGTAGTACGGCTTGGGGCATGTTGATGTGGGCGCGCAGTAGTCCAACGACCGAGAACATCTTTTGGTCGAATTTGTTTACGAAGTCGATGCCGACAAAGCAGCAATTGGATTATCAAGCGAGCAAGAATGATGCGTCAGATGTGATAAGATTGATTGATGAAGTAGCGCGAATTTCAAAAGAGGTCCAGGATGAGCCAGATGGATAAAGAGCTTGATAATGACAAAGACCTTCTTTTGAAGGCCGATGGTTTTGATCACTGTATTATGGGCCTTGGTCGGCAGGCCAATCAGTTTTCGATTGTCTACGACGAGGATAAGGTGATTGAGACGTTGATGGATCGGGACGGCATGTCGATGGATGACGCCCGAGAATACTTTGAGTTCAACATTGCTCGCGCGTACGTCGGAGGGGGCACCCCGACGTTTGTGCGCTACATGACTCTGGACTCAATAGTGCAAGCCACGGGGGATTAACCGTGGCTGCCAGGGGGAAGGGAATCAAGGTCAAGCACCACCCTTCCTGGGACTGGCGGGATTATTCCATCAAGGGCGAAGGGGTGTTGGCGATTACGCACAGCGCGCTGGAGAACCTGAGCAAGACTTCCCCTGAACGATTGATTCAGGGGATTCGTGGTCTGTCTGTGGTTTTGCGCGACATTGCTGCATCGCCCGGCGTGGTGGATTTGGATGATGAGAAGGATATTTTGTATACGGCGGAGCGATTAGAAATCTATACTGCCGCATTGATGACGGTCATTTCAGACAAGAAGCAGCAAGGCCAGAAAAAGAAAAAGAGGAAAAGTGCCAAAGATAAACCCAAAGGATGACTGGGGCTTTTGTCCTAAAGGAACCACCAGAAGTTTAAGCGAAGCAAAAGCGTATGTTTGCGATAGTCTTGATTGGCTTTGCAAAAAACACGATGTAACCAAGAATGATGCCTTGCAAAGCCAGGACAAAAAGGCATTGCAGCTTCGTGACACATGGCATTTTCTTGCGCTGGAATCGTTGAGGCCGTGGTGGAGCAAGTCAGAAATAGCGAGATTTGTTGGGAAGCCGCACAGCACGTTTTATTTGTCGTGGAAAAGGCAGGAGAAGCGCCATAACAACGAGCGACTATTACAAGATGGTGCCGAAGGATCTTGAAAAGAACCTGGCATTTCGAAAAAAGCTGATTGAGTTGGGGTCCGAAAACTCGAACAATGCGCAAGACATCTGGCGCATGTGCGCAGCTGATCTGCTGTTTTACATCAACGCATTCTGCTGGACATATGACCCTAGAAAGCCCGTAGCCAGCATTCCATTCCTGACATACGAATTTCAAGATTCCGCGTTTTTGGACATGGAAGATTCCATTGGCAAACGCGACATCTTGATCCAGAAGAGCCGCGACATGGGTGCGTCGTGGATGCTTTTGACGTTGTTTGAGTGGCGTTGGCACTTCAGGGATGGCCAGTCGTTTTTGCTTGTCAGCCGTAACGAGGATTACGTGGACAAGCCGGGGAACCCGAAGAGTTTGTTTTGGAAGATTGATTTTCTGCACAAGAACCAGCCTGCGTGGTTGTTGCCTGAAATGTCACGAACCAAGCTTCGGCTGACGAATGAAAGGAATGGCAGTTCCATAGATGGAGAATCTACTACTGGTGATGTTGCTCGCGGCGACCGAAGGACCGCGATTGGGCTTGATGAATTTGCGGCTTTTGATGTTGACGCGGGCTACCGGGCGTTGGCGTCTACTCGCGATGCAACAAAATGCAGGATTTTTAATTCTACACCAGCTGGTTCCAGTAACGCCTTCTTTGACCTGGCACACAAGGATGAAATTAAGAAAGTCCGGCTTCATTGGTCTCAGCACCCGGAAAAGGCGATTGGCCTTTACCATGACGAAGAGGGCCGCCCACGGTCCACTTGGTACGACGAAGAATGCAAACGTGTCGCGACCCCGAGGGAGATTGCGCAGGAGCTAGACATCGATTTCACGGGGTCGGACTATCAGTTTTTCGACCCCTTTGAAATTGACAAGCTGATCAAGGAGACCAGCAAGCCTCCAGCAATGACAGGAGAGCTTGAATATGAACAGGGGACAGGGGAGGTTGTGGGGATGTCTGCCCAGCACAAAGGCCGTCTGTTGCTCTGGCAGCTGCCTGATGCAGCCGGAATGATGCCTTTTGACAGGGAATATGTCATTGGAGCCGATATTGCCACGGGAACGGGTAGTAGTAACAGCGTTCTCAGTGTCGGAGACTGCCTTTCGGGCGAGAAAGTGGCAGAATTCGTGTCTCCCAATACTCGCCCAGAAGAGCTTGCACAATATGCGGTTGCTTTGGCGAAGTTTTTTAAGGGCTCGAACAGTCAGGGGGCGTTTCTCATTTGGGAAGCTCCTGGTCCGGGCCGCAATTTTGGTGACGCTGTCTTGGATATGGGATACCGCAGAATCTTTTACCGACGCAACGAAACAAGCATTGGTAAAAAGGTGTCCGATATTCCGGGCTGGTGGCCGACAAAAGACGAAAAAAGAGCGATTTACAGCGAATACAGAACCGCGATAATGAAGCGGAAGTTCCTAAACAGGTCTCAGCACGCGTTACACGAATGCAAGGAGATCATCTTTGCGTCAAACGGGTGGGTAACACACAGTAAAATGTTCAGAAGTGCCGATCCTTCTGGAGCAAAGGACAACCACGGCGACAGGCCGACCGCAGATGCGCTTTGTTGGCGCGGAATGCGAACACGCAGGATTGAGCCTGCTCAAGAAACAACAGAAGCGCCCGCCGGGTCCATGGCGTGGCGAATGAACCGCCGCAGACAGGCGGAAGTCGAAGAGGATCTCTGGTAATGGCTGAAACTGATATCAAGCAACTGACAATGGCGATGGAACACGCTCGACGCAAGCTTCAGCCCTACCGAGAACGTCGGTTTGAGGCAGTGCGCGAATACGTGGGATACAATTACAGCGATTCAGGAAGTGAAGACCGGATGCCGGTCAATTTCCTGGAGTTGGCGGTCAACACCTACCGCCGACAAATTGCTGCGGCAAACCCACAGGTGACTGTTACCAGCAAGAACGAGCAGCTGGGTTCGGTTGCAGCGCGGTTTGAACTGGCAATGAACAAGACGATCAAGGAAATCGACTTTGATCGCAGCCTCCAGCTTTGGGTTTTTGACGCCCTGTTTTCAATTGGGATCATGAAGGTCGGCATTACGGACAGCGCTCAGGCAGCCACAGATGGCGTTCTGCACGACGCTGGCCAGCCTTATGCTGATATCGTTGACCTTGACGATTTTGTGTTTGATATCCACGCCTCCAGGTGGGAAGACGTTCAGTTTGCAGGCAACAGATTCATTGTCCCGTATGAAGAGGCAATTGAATCCGGCCTGATTCCCGAAGAGCGCAGGCGCGATGTCAAGCCAACGGGCTTTTACAGCACCACAAATGAACAGGGTGATCAAAAGGTGCAAGGCATCACTTCTGGTTACTCTCAGACTGGGGAAGATTACTACCTCGACACGGTGGAGTTGTGGGAGGTTTGGCTTCCGTACGAGAATCGCGTTGTCCTCTTAGCTTCAAATGATGACGGATCAATTTCTCATAAAGAGCCTCTAAGCGAGCGCGATTGGGATGGTCCGGTATATGGTCCATATCACCTCCTGCGTTACAATGATGTTCCGGGCAGTATTATGCCCCTGCCTCCTGTATCGGTTCTTACCGATTTGAACGATTTGTCCAACCGCATGTTTCGTAAGCTTGGGCGGCAAGCTGAACGCCAAAAGACGGTTACTGTGGTGCAGTCGGGCGCTGAAGCAGACGGCGAGCGCATTCTGAATGCTGATGACGGTGATATGATCCGTTCTGACAGGCCGGAAGCTACCAAGGAAATGCAATACGGCGGAATTGACCAGACAAGCCTTGCGTTCCTCCTACAGGTTCGCGACATGTTCTCTTACATGGGCGGGAACCTGGACACGCTTGCTGGTCTTTCGCCGGTTGCAGACACGCTTGGGCAGGAGCAGATGGTTCGCTCCAGCAGCAGTCAGCGCATCATTGACATGCAGGAGCGCACAAGCTCAGCTGTCCGCGACGTAATGCGCGCAATGGGCTGGTATCTGTGGCACGATCCAAGCAGTGAGTATGAAGTGCAGCGGCAAATCACGAAAACGATGGCTATTGACACGTCATTTAGCCCTGATGACCGCGAAGGCGACTTTTACGAGCACGAAATTGACATTGTGCCGTTCTCGATGCAAAGCAGAAGCCCTGCTGAGCGCCTGCAAACGCTTAATTCCATGCTGTCAAACGTCTTGCTTCCCCTTTCCCCTGTCATGGCGCAGCAAGGCAAGACAATTGATTTTGACAAATTCATTGAACTGTCCGCAAAATACGCCAACGTCCCCGAAATTGCGGATTTGGTCAACGAATCCATGCCAATTGAAGCCCCGGCAGACGCGTCAGCAGCAGGTGGGCCTGCTGAAAGGCGCTATTTGCGGCAAAATGTTGGCGGGATGGGCCGCGCAGACCGCGATAACGTGATGTCCAGAGCCCTTATGGGCAGCAACCCCCAGGAATCTGAGATGAGAAAGGCGCAACAGCAGTGATCTACTGTTTTCGAAACAAAAACACAGGAGAGGCCATGGAAGTGGTCTGGACTGTGGCACAAATGGAAAAAAACACGCAACAGCAAGACGTTTATGTCGATAACGAGGGCGTTAAGTGGCATAGAGACTATGCAGCCGAGATGGGCGCGACTGGTTCTTGTAGTATTTGGCCGATGAAATCAGACGGGGCAGGGGTCCACCCGGATCAAATTGGCAAGGCAATGGCAGCAGCAGAGAAAATGGGTGTACCAACCTCATTTGACAGCAAGACAGGACAAGCGATATTTGAATCGCGCGCTCACAGAAAAAAGTACCTAAAGGCTCACGGTATGCACGATCGCAATGCCGGTTATGGAGATTAAAGTGGCTGAAAAAGAAGAAGAACTCGAAATTGAAAACACTGAGCAGGCTGAAAACAAGCCTGCAAGCAGTCTGGACTTTGAAGAGCCAGAGCTTGTGGATTGGGAAGAAGAACTGGGCGAAAAAGAGCCTGAACCACAGGATGACGAAAATAAAGAGGACATGGATTTGGCACAGGTTATCGAGGCCGGTACTAACCTGGCTGAAGATCCTGTGTTTGAAGAGGCAAAAGCCGCAGGTATCGATGACGAGTCGCTTGCGGAATTCCAGAGTGACCCTGAATCTCTGAAGAAAGCCCTTGCTCTCCTTAAAAAGCAAGGCAACTCAACGCAGCCAGCAGAAGAAACTCAGGAAATTCCTGCTGGCGATACTTACAAGTCCACTATTGACCGAGACGCGTACGATCCTGATATTGTCGCTCAGTTCGAGGCGCTCGAAAAAGTCAGTAAGGGCCTTTACTCCAAGATTGAGCAGCTGGAAGCCCATATCCAGAAGACATCGCAAGAT